AAAGCAACGTCTTTATAACGAAGGTTGGCTGGGTTCAACTGCGTTAACTGCGGATGCCACAAAGTATGTTTCTGATCGAGAAAAAGAAGCTATCCTTGGCAAAGCCGAACTTGAAACTAAAGGACGTCTTGATTTGCAGGCCATTATCAATACAGGCCTAAAAGATGTTGCAACTATCGAAGGCCAAACATCTCGTGATGTAGCAACCATTGGTGGTGAATTTGGCGTTAAACAAGAGCAAACTCGTCAAGCCGGACAAAAAGATATTGCTAACATTGGAGCACGTGCTGGCATCTTACAAGGTTTAGTTGGTGCGTTTAACTTTTAACCGCACCATGCTTTATAATTTAAAAAGCTACCACTAAAATAATGGCTGATTCTTTTGGTTATGAGGCCGCCCCCACTGGCGACTTTAACATTAACGAGTTCCAGGCTCTGCTTGATCGTCTTGAAGGCTCCAAAAAGCGCCAAAAGCGTCAAGAGTCCGTTGAAGGCCGTCGCAACATTTATGCGCAGGGTCTCGCTAGCATGATGAGCAATTTCTGATCCCTCTTCTAGAGTAAAGCAATGACCAGCAGTATCGAAGATACTTACAACACAGACGATTGGTTTGATCTCGATAAGTATCGAGAAGCTGCTGGTGTTGCTTACGATTTTTCCAAGAAGAAAGCTGAGACTGCCGGAGAGCAAGAGCGTGAAACAATCGGAAAAGGCGCCCAAGAACAGCGAACTTCGGCAGAACAGTCCCAGCGCTTCAGCGAAGCCGACGAGGCAAGGGATTACAACCAGGCCCAACGAGCGTATCGATATTGAGGTATTCGACCAGTGGGTCGATAACCTTACATCAGCAGAGCAAGAGGCTTTTGTCGCTTTTTCTGCTGATACGTATTCACTTATTGAGTGCTTCCTCTATGCCCGCTTCCTTGGGTATGGTGGGAGCATTTCTGCGTGCGAAGCCTGGGTTAAGTCTCATTACAAAAAACCAGATCATCGTAAAACATTGCTTTACGAGATCGACGAGATGCAAGAAGACATTCGTAAACTACGTGAAGACGTAGATAACGGTGTGGTAAAAAGAGACGCTGGTGTTGCACGCATTGCAAGCATGCAAAAAGAATTGCGTGGCACTATTGCTCAGGTTGAAATCTTTACTGCCAACCGTGACCGCAAAGGCTTGCTTATGGCAGGTGCTGACCGTGCTATCCGAGAACTCATGGCCATCTTCAAGGACGATCCAATCGAGATACCCCTGGAAGAGGCGACGATGAGCGTGTGGGCAAAAATGCAACTAGAAGAGTAACTAACTTAAAATAATAAAATGAATAGACAAGGCCAACAACCCCCGTCTTCCAATGGCATGCTTGCCGGGCGCATGTTTGATGTTGCCAGGCAACTGCAGAAAAACCGTGAGAAATTTGCGGGTGTTCGCAGACCAACTCCCCTAGCGCAAAAAGTGTCAGGAGGAGAAGAGGTAATGTCAGCCCTTTATCAAAAGCAACGTAATGAGCAAGAACAAAATGCCGCCCCAGCTCCTGGAGCACTTCAAAAAGAAAGAAGCGAAGAAGGAAGACGGCAGCGAGATGACAGACAAGGAAAAACACAAGGCCGCCCTAGATAAAGCACGCAAGTACAAAGAGCAGAAGAAAAACGGTAAAGATAACAAATGAGTTAGTATTTAATAACAAGCTGAATACTAAACTGTGCCTGCCTATCAACACCTGGCTTATCGACGTAATGCGCAGGCTGCTGCACGCAGGCAACAAATACGTGTTCCACGTAATGTTGAAACCCTTAAGAAAGCAAGGGATAATTTCGGTTTTTTTTGTGAGTACGTAGCCGATAAACCTCCAGCCGAACATCATAAGGAGTGGCATCGTCATTTTGTGACAGAGCAAGATAGTAGCTGCCTCCTTAAGATTGCTGGTCCAAATATTGATCTACTTGCACCCCGTGGTTCGGCCAAGTCGACAATCTTAGGCTTATTTACTGCATGGGCAATTGGTATCCATACCATGGCCAAAATGCCTTTGCAGATCCTATATCTTTCCTACACTGTTGATATTGCACGTTCTAAGTCAGCAACAATTAAACGCATCCTGGAAAGCAAGCGTTATCAGGAAGTATTTCCAACCGTACGGTTACTTAAAAACGTAGCCAGTAACGAGTATTGGTCCATTGACCATAAGTTTGCAGGTATTGACACAACCGGTGAAGAGCAGTTCACTCTTTGCGCTGCAGGCCTTAAAGGCTCTGTGACGTCTAAACGATCTCATCTTGTAATCATTGATGACGCGATTAAATCTGCTGCAGACATCTCTAATCCAGACATCCGCAAGCAAATGCAAGATAACTGGAATGCGGTGATCGCGCCAACCATGTTTGAAGGAGCACGCGCAATCTGCCTTGGAACGCGCTTCCGACATGATGATATTCACGCTACCACTTTCAATCCACAAAACAATTGGATGCAGATTGTGTTGTCAGCAATCCTTAATGACCCAAAAACAGGTGACGAAATTTCCTATTGGCCTGATATGTGGTCATTGGACTACTTAAAAGAAAAGAAACGGCAAGCACCCATTGCTTTTTCTTTCCAATACATGAATCAGGTGGTGCGACAGAATGAACTTTCTCTGGCGCCAGAACTCATTGTAAAAGCTGAGATTGCGACTGAGTTTGACACGCTTGCAGTAGGGGTTGATCTTTCCGCCGGAACCAAAGAAAAAAATGATTACACTGTTATGGTTCTGGGTGGTCGCATTGGCGACTGCATCCACATCATTGACTACAGACGCATACGAGTCATGGGCAACCTAGAAAAACTAGATGCCCTTAAAGAATTGCTTAACGATTGGTCTGTTTTAGGTTGCGATCAAAACGGCAATTACTTCCCCACCTATTCAACGTGTGATATTTATTCAGAAGCCGTACAGTACCAGGCATCCTTGGAAGCAGACTTTAAACGTGTCTGCTTAAACGGTGAGAATCTTTACAATCTTAATTGGCACGCAGTCAAAGGTTTTAGGGCTGATAAGCTGGCTCGGTTCAGGGGCTGTATGGGCATGTTTGAAGATCGCAAAATCATCTTTAATCGTTTCCGCAATTTCACCGCAATGTTTGAGGAAATGACAAACTTTGGTGTTAGCAGTCACGACGATTGCGTAGATGCGCTCGTGTGGCTAATTAACGGTTTAATGCGTAAAGGAAAACTTCAAGTGGATTACTAAATCGTAGAATTAAAAAAAAGAATTTTTTGCCGTGGGTCCGGAATATGTTGCAATTGCTATCACGGCAGTGATCTCGGCAATTACAGGCGGTTCGTGGGCCGCAAGTAGAATACTCGATAGGCACCAAGAGCGCATTCAAAACGTATTTAAATATACCGATTCTCAAAAGCGGAGGATTGACACTTTGGAAGATCAAGTCAATCGCATGCCTATGGAATACGTGCTTAAGGTAGATTTTCTCAGGGAAATCAAAGAGATGCACGATAATTTCCGTGAAATCAACAATAAACTTGATAAGCTAATGGAAAAGCTTTTGTCAAAATGAGTTACATCATTGAGGTCCAAGAGGACGAGAATGGTGACGTGTACATTGCCTTGCCGGATGAAATAACAGAAGAACTCTGCTGGCAAGAGGGGGACGTGCTTAATTGGGACGTACACGGAACAGGTATTTATCTGACGAAAGTTAATGATGTTGCTGGGTACGAGGTTATAGAGGATTAAGATAGAAACATTGAGAGAATAAAGATGCGGTATCAAACTCAGCCAGGAGGTTTCTATGGAACCGGACTTGGCAATAATATGGCATTCTCTGGTCCAAGCCAAATGTCTACGGACGTATTGGCGGCTAATATCCCTGGCTTTGGACAGAGCCAAGGCTTTGGTGGTCCAAGTCAAATGTCTACGGATGTCATCCGCGCTAACATCCCTGGTGCAAGGTTAGCTGGCAACCCTAGCTTTGACATCAATAAAGGATCAGGAGCTCTTGGTGGACGTTCGGAAGAGCAAATCCGTCGTTTACAGAAAAGCGTACCAGACAATCAGCAGCTTCTTGAGGAAATGCAGCGTCGGGGCATTACTCCTGGCGGTGGCGCGAAGCTATTCCCTATGGCATATGGTGGTGGTATGGCTCCCATGGGTAACGCAGGTGCCATTGCTGCCGGCTTCCAAAATGCAACCGTCTACTGATTAATAAAACTGCTAACATTTTATTAAACAAGAATAGAGATAATGGCCGTCGACGCTAAAGCCAGGCTTCACGAAATTATTAACACTTACCTTGACAAGGAGGGTGACTCCTCCGTAGACACTGGCATTGTCGCGTCACATATTGCGCAAATGAAACTCTTTGGGATTCGCCAAGGGGTTGAATTTTTTCCTTCCCAAGATAACTTTGGTGCTCAACGCAAAGACTTTCTTGACCGTGTAATTAAGTACAACAAGCTCGATATTCGCCTTGATTCCATCTGGGAATATTTTCTTTGTGACGGTAAAGGGCTTTTTTATATTCGTCCTACCAAGCAAAGCTACAGACTTTATTATTTTCGCGAGCATGAGTATCGTGCTTTTTACAATGTAGATGGCGAGCTTGACGAAGTTGTAATCATCTACAGTTACAAGGTACGCCGGGGCTTTGGCTTTGGAGACCAATTGATGACAGCGAGCCTTAGTGGCTCCCAATCAATGGGCTCCCCTGGCGCAAAGCGTTACATACGCCTTTCAATCAAAGCAAAAGAAATTGAAGAAACTCATTCTGACTCTGAGATGTCGTTTGAGATGCCTAGCTATACCCTGGCTGGTGACACCAAAAAACTAAAAAATAGTCTTGGTTTTATTCCATGTGTTGAAATCCTCAATAATCCCAAAGGATTTTCAACGGAAGGTGTAGGTGAATTTGATGCTTTTGCTAATGCTATTTGTACGCATGATGAATTGATGCGCACAATGCGCAAAAACATTACTTTCTTTGGTAACCCAACTCTTCTTTCTTCTCGGCCCAAAACCGATCTTATGGAGGCCGGAGGGGACTCTGTAGTACAACGTCCTTCTATTGCTGCTAACTCAGGTTTCACGAGCCCTGCCGGCTTAAGTCGTTCG